CTCCAAGATTATTGTTTAATCCAGCCTCATCAATAACTTCGTAGGCTTTAGAAATTAACTTACCGTAATGCTGATCTGCTGCTGCTAGTGCTTCTTTAGCCCTGCCTCGAATGGCATCGTTGGCAGAAGCCATAACCTTCCACTCATTTATAAGTGCAACAACTCTAACTCTAGGCATACTTAAATCTTTTGAAATCTTGGTTGGGTCGCTACCCTTTAGATATTCTTCTACTACTTTGTTTATTTGATCTAAGTGTTCAATAAGTTCTACTTCAGTTGACATGATTTATTCCTTCAATTCTATAGATTTCATCTTGAATATAAAAAATTGCTTTCTTTAAATCTTCAACATGTTTCTCTTCGTTTTTTAATCCTGCTCTCCAAAGATACTTAATAGCGTTACCTATATTAAAATTTCTATGTCTAGTTATTTCTAGACACTCAACGCCAGATGGATCGCTAGTGTAATGCTCTGGATGGCTAACTTGATCAACTGTAATTTTTAAATGATCGCTCATCGCTTAGACTTCCTCAATCCAAATTTTGCAAGGTAAACGTAAACAGTCTCTATTGTACATCCACACTCCTTAGCAATCTCCTCTGGAGTCTTTTTATCCATAACATATCGTTTACGCATAAAGACTTCTGATGTATACAGTTTAGCAGCCATATCGTTATTTGTCAACTTCGTTTAAGTTAATATCATAATCAAATCTATCTGAGTTTTCCATAATCCATTTATCTTGATTTTCAACATCATATTTTCTTTCATTGATTATTCTGTCAATTAAGTATTCTTTTTCAAGAGTAAATGATGGTTCATAGATACGAACTCTATTATTAGGTTGAATAGCAAAGTTTCCATCGTCTCTTTGTATAACATGCCCACACTTATGGTCTGCTGGACTTTCTGAATACCCATCATCTAAAACATTTGTATCTGGGTTATGCCAGTCCAGTGTAAACAAATATGTTCCCTTATGCATTGTTTTTGTTCTATCTATATAAGACATTCTAAGGTTAGTTAAGTTTTCAAATTGAGTTACAGCAATATGATGACTAAAAGAATTCCACAAAACTAAATTGTGAAGATCTGCTTCAGGAACTCCTGGCTCTGTACAGAAAGCAGAAATTGGAAGCCTCCACCAAAGACCACCATCTGGCATCATTATATGAAATAGTGGACTTCTAGACTTTAAACTTGAAACACCAAAGACTACGCACTCAAAATATTTGTCGTGACTGTCTTTATGATTTCTTAAATAGTTTCCTCTTACATAACACGAAATCGGTGGTATGTTTGCATTTAACTCTGGCATTACTTGTCAACTCCTATTGCTTTATCCCAGTTTTTTATAGCCCAATGCCCAATACCACAAGCATCTGCTACATCGTTGTCAGTTATAGATCTATCATACTGCATATTAATAAACCTTATTGTTCTTTCTTTGCGTAAATTTCTTTCATAGGTTTTATACCAAGACTCTGACTTTCCAGGATTTGCTGATCGTATGGCAAACTTTTCATCCTTATCAATTTTTTTATTACCAATAAAGTTTTGCCATGTTATTGGAGAAACTGTTCCTATAACTTTTGTGCCAGTTAATCCTGCTGCTCCTAACAAGGCTCCTTGAACAAGTGCTAAATCTGCAGCAACCTTTGGACTATTCATAAACACGGTATGTTCAATAACTATGGCTTCAAACCCTCCATAATGATCTAAAAATGATTTAGTTTTATTGCATGCATCCATAACCTTTTCATAATTTGTGTTACCTTCAAAATTAATTTTACCAACTGTCCCAAGAATTTCATTCTCAAATAAAGCAAAGGCAAGACTGTTTGTACTAGCATCAATAGCGCATATTTTTTTTGGCTTAATAGCAAAGCCCCATTTATTCTTGTTCATACTGCACATAACCTTTAATTTGATTAAGCATTCTATGTAATTCTTTTGGATCTACGGTGCAATTTGGACAATAATTAACGTCGTTGTACATTGAAAGCGTAGTTCCACAACCTCTAGCACATTTTCTATCTTTACCAATTCTTTTTTTTCTTTTATTTAATGCCTGTTTGTTAGCAATTTTTATTTTTGTTGCTTCATTTCTACAAGTTGGACTACAGTAAATTTGATAACTTACTGTAGCATCAAACATATTCTCGCACCAACTACACGGCTTCACTTAAACCCTCTAGTGGAGCAATTTTAATTACTCCTGGTCCTGCATCAGCGCAGGCCTTTTGGACTGGACAAGCCTTACAAATTTTTGAATTTGCACGATAGTTTTTATTAGGAAGAGTTCTATCTTCCCAAGCCTTGCGTACTTCTCTTAGCCAGTTAAATGTATTGTCTATCCATTGTCTGTAGTAATCATTTACACTTACTGGAATTGCAAGAAGTTCATGGTTATTTTTATTTTCATATAGTAGCACTCCATCTTTTTTCTTAAGAATTTTCATATACAAAAGTATTTGAATAAGATGGCCCTTTTTAGCCTTATTCATTCTTTTATAATATTGAAACGCTTCTTCTCCGCATGTTTTAATTTCCAATACAACTTCTTCATCATTAATAACTAAAATACCATCTCCATATCCAAAGATTGGAGGATCTTGGTTACTAATTTTAAATTCAGTTGTTGGCTTGCCAGTTTTTTCATCAGTAAATACTTTTGCTATTCCAGAATTAAGAATTGCGTCTTGAATTCTTCCATGAGATAACGTACCATTGCCCATATTTGCAGCAGAGAATGGAGTAGTCAAGTCATCAAACTCGTTGCCATCAAAGGCTAAGTACCAATATCTAGCACACTCACCAAACCCATAAGCAATTGTTGATGGAGCAAATGTTTTCTTTTGAACAAACTTTTTGTCACGACCTACAAGATAGCCTTTTTCAATAGCCTCAACTAAAGACTTAGTATCTATGTGACTTTCTGCCTTTGCTTGTTTTACCATTACTTGTTGTAGTAAACTTTTAGTCATTATATTCCTTTGTTTAGACAAGTATACACTATCTGGTGATATATTTCAGTGCTGACACTAAATTATTTACTGCTTCTGCTGCAGTATAGTAAATGTTTTTCTTTCCCCTGTTACTTTTATCAACATTTGCCATCCAGGTTGCTTTCAATGCTAACTTAGCAGCAATAGCCTGAAGTCTAACAATTTCTAAGGTTGCAACTTGAATAGGAATGTCTGGTTTAATAATAAGTTTAGCAATCATAGTTAGTGCAGTTGTAAGGTCTTCATCTTGCATAAACTCTGCTATATCTGACAGATCATTAAGTTGTTCTAGTGTTGTGGTTTCCATGTTATCCTTTTTTGTTGTATTGTAGTTTAAGTATATTAGCACGAGATCTGATGTCTGCTTTAAATTTTAAATTTATTGGTTTTGATAAAAGACTTGGATTTGAAAACTGACAAAGCAACATATCCACATAATCTTTACTATCAAATAATACTTTTTCTCTCCAATGAACTTGGTGGGTGCCGGAAAAAACTAACCCTTCATTTTCATGTAATTCAAAGTCGTTATCTTCTACAAAAATTTTCCACAATCTATTTGAAGAAAGTTGAATGTCAAATGTTAATCTTGCATATTCAAAATTATCGTCTACGTGGGGTGGTAAATTTGGAACTCCATATTTTAAGTTATATCTAGCAAAAGAAATGCTTTCAAGTTTTAATGGGTGCCCATGTGATTCTATTGCTTTAGAAGTAATAATATCAACTAGTTCTGTTGGAATTGGAAGATCTACGCTTTCCTTGTCATTGTCCCATAACATTTTAAAATAAAGTCTTCCCAAATCTTTTTGTTTTTTATCTGAACTCTCAGGAATATATTTTTCTATAATTAAATATAAAGATTTTAATTGATTTATAGTAAAAATATTTTTAACTATAACATTCCGTAAATTAATAGGAATATCCATTTTTCATTTCCTTTAATATCCAAGGTCTAGTTTTACTTGATAAAAAATGTGCATCAGGCATTTCAAAAAGATTATCAGGATCATGAAAATGAAAAAATATCATTTGAAGAAAGTCACCATCATTAAAAGTGTGCGGTCTTCTCCAATGGACCTGGTCTCTTACATTAATCCAGTAACCTTGATTATCTTTTAATTCAATTTCTTTTCCTTCTACCATGCTTTTCCATACAATGTTTGATTTTAATTGGTATATTATTGTAATTCCAGAGTCAGTGGAGTCAACGTGTGGTGGTAAATTAGGAATGCCATATTTTTTGTTGTATTCAACATAATATGCATGTTGAAAAAGCAAACTTTTTTTATATTGCTGTGCATACTCTTCAATATATTTTAATAATTCTGGATTTGGGTTTACTTCAAGTCTAATTCTTCCTAAATCTGTATTAATTATTATTTTATTTCTGTTATTACGTCTATTTATTAATTCATTCTTGTGTGTACTAACCCATTCTCTTTTTATTAATTCATTATTAATGTACTGTGCAATATTATTATAAATATTATTTGGTAAAAAATTATCAATAACAACATTATTTTCTGTATTATAATATATATCTTTCATCTTAAATTTTTTCTTCTTTTCTGTTTATGTTTATTTTATTTCCCCACATCAATTCTTTTGACTCCATTGTTATTTTATGATTATTTTCAAAAACGGGATATTCTGTGGAAGAAAAATGACAGAAAACCATATCTAATATTTCACCATCTAATATTTTTTGATTTTCTCTCCAATGTATCTGAGTATTTCCTGAAAACACTAAAGCCTGATTATCTTTAAGAGAAAATTGTTTTCCTTCTACAAACAAATCCCAATTAAAATTACTTTTAAGTTGTATGTCTAAAGTTATTCGTGGTGCATCAAACACTGAATCGTAATGTGGAAATAGTTTTGGAGAATAGCCACTATCATTACTATATCTTGCAAAAGAATATTCAGTAAGTTTAACGGGATATGTTAATATAGCATTCATTGTTTTTTCAATTTTATCAACTATATGATTTGGAAAATCTCCATGATATGCGGTCTGTCCAAGAACTCCTACTGTTTGTGTTTCTAATGTTTCAATATTTTTATAAATATCATTAATTTCCTGATCGGTAAATATGTTATCTACAATAAAATTATCATGGTCTTCATACATAATTCTATTATACACCATCTACAAATTGTTCAAGTATTGCCAATTCAGTAATTGCAAGCCTAACCTTATTTGTACCCTCGCCAATAACAACAATTATGGCTGGGTCATTGTTGTTTTTAATAGCATCTGTAACGGCTTTAGCCCAAACCTTCTGATTAAGAGTAAAAGATTTTCCAACTTCTTTAAAATCTACTGTAAAATTTTTCCATGTTGCGTCGCCCTTGTGAGTGTTTCTACCACTATTTTTATGTTTTTTTGCACCAAGTCTTTTTGATTCTGATCTTTCACTCATCTTCATAGTCCTTTTTTCCTTTTGGAATAAGACTAACTTTTGATATATGTTTTTTATTACACATCCAAGTTAAATCTCTTGTCTCTGTCCATAATCTACAAACAACAACTTCTTCATTACATTTTTGACAAACAAACTTTCCTTTATATGTAGAAAAATTGTTAAGCATTCTCTACCTTTAGTTTTAATTGTTCTTGTAAATCTAAGTCTTCTCTTACTCTATCAATGAATGCATCTCTACCTTGAACTTTTGTGCCATCATCAAGTTGATACCAAGCACCAGTTCTATTTACCATACCCATTTGTTCTGCGGTATCAACAAGATCGCCTATCTTATCAATCCCAATATCATTACCTCTAAAATAAAAAT